GATTCTATTTTTCTTTTTGCTACCATTGCTAAATAATCTTCTGCTGTTCCACCATATTTTTGTGCGTAAGCTTTAGCAATTTTCATAGCATCTGTATCTTTTTCTTTTCCAAAAGCAGATAATAATTTTAATTCTAAAGCTGCTTCTGTGTCTTGATCTGCATATAATTGTTCTGTTGGTTTTTTAGCAGCTTCTGCAGCTGTTGCTAATGCGCCAAATCTTCCACCTCTTGGTCTAGCTGACATATAATTAAGTCCAAAATTAATTAAAAATTTACCAAGTGGATCTGCTCTTTGACTTAAAAATCTTTGTCTTAATCTTTTTCCAAGTGGGCTTAATCCTAATTCATCAGCAATATCACCTTCTATTACTTTTTCTTTAAGTGCTTTTTCATTTATAGTTTGATTAGATTCTGTTGTATTATTTTCTTTAGTAGATAATCCTAATCCTAATAAATCTCTATTATCCCCTGAAAAACCTCCATAATAATCACTAGATAAACTTCGTAAGCCACTTGTTTTTCTGCTATCTCCTAAAAAACCAAAGTCAAATTCTGAATCTACAGAACCAGCATCCTCATATCCTTTTCTAGGTACAGACATAATGCCTTCATTATTTGTTGAGCCACCTCTAAACATTGGTCTTCTTAATATTCTAGACATGATTATTTACTAAATAATGGAGTAGGAACAAAAGATTTATATATACCTGCTAATGTAGCAAGAGTTCCTAATCCTGTTTGTAAAGCAGTAGGAGAAGGTGTTACCGAAATTTGTTCTCTTCCTGGATATCCTTGAATTAAAGGTTGAATACCTGCTCCATATTGTTGTACAGTTTGTAATGGTTGATATATTCTTTGGAATTCTAATTGTTTTTGTGCTTCCAATTCAGCTTGTCTTTGAGCTTGTTGTTGTTGACCTAATGCACTAAGTCCTGATATTTGAGATCCTAATAATCCTTGAGCTTGTCCAGCTAAACCTAATTGTTGATTATATTGTTGAGCCGCTAATTGTTGAGCTGCACCAAATCCTTGTTGTCTTAATTGTGCTTCAAGTAAAGCTCTATTTAAATCTGATTGAGTTTGGTATTCAGCTCTTTGAACACCTTCACGTCCTCCACCATATGCACCAGCTCCAATTGCTTGCGCTGCTAATGCTGGTAATCCTTTTTGTGCTTGAATATCATATTGTCTTAAAGTTGTATTAATAACATCTTGTTGATACGGAGACATATACTGTTGATATGCAGTAGGTCCTGTTGCAGCTTCTGCTGCTTGTAAATAAGGTTGATATGCACCAAGTCCTTGTCCTAGTTGTTGCGCTTGTGTTTGAAGTGCACTTTGTGGTGCAACAAATTGTGGTCCATAAATTCTAGATACATCTAAATCTTTTAAACCACCAATAGCTGATGTTAATTGTTCACCATATGTCTTACCTAATGCTTCTATATATGGTGCAGGTAATACTTGTGTTTGTTGTACTTCAGCCATTATGCTCTAGCTCCTTTTGATTCTAATTGTTTCATTAACTTATACATTTTTTCAGCCCCTCGTCTCGCGCTTCCACCTCCAGCAGCCTTGACTGCACGTGAAGTAAATACGAATTCATCTTTTGCAAGCATTGCAGGAACATCATCTACTCGTTCCTTTTTACCATATGGAATATATCCACCTGTTTTTCTTGCATCTAATTCTATAATACCACCTTCTATTTGTCTAGCAGGAGGTACCATTGAACCACCTTTTGCAGCAAACGTTGTCTCTTCTTCTGTTGTAGTTTTTCCAAATTTTTCTCTTATAAAGTTTTCCAATTGTTCTAATTCTGTAGGTGTAAGCTGATGAAGAGGTCTTCCAAATAATTGAATAGCAAGGTCATTTCTTTCAGCCATTGGATTAGGGCTAGATCTAGGACTTACCATTCCAGCTCCTGCATACTTTAATCTTGCAATACCACCTTGAGCAAAAGTATTTCCTTGTCCTAATCCACCATATTCAGCTGTATTTAATCTAACAAATTGAGATACTTGATCTGGTGTAGCATCTGGATTTAAATTTTTATAATACTCTTCTAAATAAGGACCAGCGCTTTGTAAACGTTGTTGATATTGTTCATCTGTTTCTTCTGGCTTTTTAGCTCCTAATAATGATCCTAAAGCAGCACCTGCTCCACCAATACCTAATAACGTTCCAATACCTAATCCTTTTTTGTCTCCACCACTCATAAGATTAAGTGCACCAGAGACTGCATTAACTGGACTAAATTGTGCACTAAAAGGATTAAGTTTACTTAAAAATCCTCCTGCAACATTTCCTCCCATATCTCCTGGAATTCCAAATAGAAAATTTTGAGCACCTGTTATTGTAGGAGCTAAACTAGGAAATGCTTGTGCGTAACCTGTTAATCCTCCTGTTGTAGCTCCAAAAGCATATGGTGCTGCATATAGTGCAGCAGCTGTTAATGCTAATTTTCCAATTGGAGATTTAACAACTGATTTAACTGCGCTTGCCACTCCTTTAACTGCGCCTGAAACTGCTTTAACAATTTTTCCAACAAAGTAACCTTGTCTTGGATATAAACCTGCAATACCACCACCTGCCATTGCTTGTACTTGTTCTCCACCTTGTTCAGCTTGTTCTAATTGATTTGCAAATTCTTCAACAGCAGGTTCTCCACCTTGTGCAAATATTTGTAAAATTTGTAATGCTAATTGTTGTGCTTGTTCCGGTGGAATTCCATTCTCAATTAATATTTGAATAATTGTTTGTAATGCTTGTTGTTGATCCATTTGTCCCATTTGAGACATTTCAGATCCTTGTGAAGGAAGTGTAACTCCACCTGCTTCATAACCTAATCTTGCAATACCACCACCTCGCATCATTAATGGTGTTCCACCTGACTGACCTAATTGAGGTTCACCATAACTTGCTAATGGATTCATTGTAATGTTTTGTGCTGAAGAAAAATTAGGTGCAGGCTGTTGTGGTACTTGTAATGGTTGACCATAATCCATAGGCATAGTTTCAATACCACCACCCATTTGATAACCAAGTCTTGCAATACCACCTGATGCCATTTGCATCATGCTTCTAGGTTGCATTTGTTGATTATAAGCCTGTAATCCTTGACTAACTATCATGTCAGCTTGGTCAGGGCTTAATCCTTGTTGGTTTATAAAAAAATCTCGTGCCGTAGCTATAGAATCCATATTTAATACATTAGTTAATTATAGGCAGGCACAGAGTCCTGAAAACGTATACTTTACTTGTTTTTTTGTGAATCGTCAACGGGTTTAAATTCAAGATTATCTTTTAATCTACCATTGTATTGGTACTCGCCGACATGTGTTATAAAATCATCAATATAACAATAACATTTTCCGCCAATTGCAGTCCATTTTTTACAGAATCCAAAGTCTTCACCATAGTATTTTTTAGTTTCTGGTTCATGCACGGTATCAAAGAAATTATACATATATGGATTAGTTTTAGATTCTCCATTTACAATAGTTGCCTGATCAATACGATCTTCTGGATAAGCCTTAATCATCTTATCAAATACTTGTCTTTTAATTAACATACATCCAGTTGGAGCATGAGATACTTCCATTAGTCCATTTGTTATAGTTATTTCTTTTTTATTATCATCCATTAATCCATCCATTTTTATTGGAAATATAAATCCAGCTCTCATAAGTTCTTCTTTACTTTTAATCTTACCTGCTTGTAATCTATCCCATATTTGTTCCCAATGAATATGTTTCATAGGATAAGGAGTTGCTATTACTTCTTTATCAAACTTTAACATCTTTATGATAGTTTCAAATTTAAAATCAATATCTGAATCTATAAATAACATGTGGGTATATTTAACAGGATCTCCTAAATAGTTAGCAACACATAAATTTCTGCCCTGTGTAACTAAAGATGATTTAAGAAGTGAGAATGAAACTAATATTCCATTCATCATACATGCTTGTTGAAATTTTAATAGAGCTTGCGTATAATGAATTGAACATTCACTATGAACCGGTGTTGCTACATATATTTTAATTTCAGGTTCTTTTAACTTTGTTGTAAAGTTATTTTCCGGTGTCTTAAACCAGATAGGTTTACTTGCGTCCTGCATTTATCACTCCTTGTAAAAATCTATTCCAAACACCTGCTCTCAGGTCCCAAGAATAAAATCTGTTTGTATAATCTATTTGAAATTGTAAATGTTCTTTAAGATTTGTTTGATGTAATTGTTCGGCCGCTGCATCAATCACAGATGCAAATGTTTGGGATAGTTTTATAAAATCTTTTTCATAAGGAACATAAACTGAAAATTCAGCACAGGTTTCAAATAAAGCACCATAATTAGTTGTAATACAATATAGTCCTGCAGCCATAGCTTCTATTGCAGCAATACAAGATGTTTCTTCCCAAATATTAGGATAAGCAAACATATGATAATTTTTAAGATTATCTTTTATAAATTCATTAGGTTTATAACCAACATAACTTACATTCTTTAATGCAGCTGCTTGATTATAAAGACCTAAAAATTGATCATCATTTCTAGATTTAAAATTATCTCCATATACTTGAGTTGAAGAATATACATCTAAATGAACTAATGGATTCTTAACTAATTGCATTGCACCTAATAATACATTTAATCCTCGCCATGGAGTTGAGGTATAGATTAATTTAATGGGGTCTCCTTTATTATAATCTAAATTTCTAGGTGTAATCTTATCTATTGCATTTTTAATAACTAAACATTTACTTGTTGGTATATCAAACATCATTCTAAATTTTTCATAACACCAATGAGAGTTAAATACATACCAATCATACTTTTTATGATTCTCTTTATCTTTAAACCAAGGTGCTAAATTAGCTTGGTCATATGAATTTTGTTGCCAAAGAATATTTGGTTTAGTCGGATGTAATGGTATTTTTTCAGGAACTGATGTAGTTATTTGTACTTTATCAAGAAGATTTTTATCTGCAAATCTTTCTAGTAATTCTACCTGTAATTCTGTTCCACCTCTAGGATTCATTTTTGATTCATTACTTTCTCTAATAACTCTAAACCTTTGTTTGTAATTGTAACAGATAAATCTTTTTGTAAATCTTCTATTTTATTTTCTTTTAAGAAGTCTTCCATATTATTATAAGTCTTTCCGGTTTTCTTACTTTTAATAATTTCTACTGTCTGACATTCTATCTTAGGTAGATTATCCATTTTCTCCTGTTCTGTCTATTAATAAATAACTAATAACACCATTTACAGCATTGGCTGTTTCAGCTTGAGCTAAAATACTATCACCAGCTTCTAAATTTAAAACTTGTCCTGCGGCTTGTTGTGTTGTGTCTGCAGTCATATCTATATGAAAAAATTCATAACTAGTTGTTTCAGATATATCATATAAAAATAATTCTACTAAATTATTACTATTATGTTCATTTGTAACGCTAATACTTTTAACAATTGCAACTGAACTTGTATTAATAGTTAATACTGTAGTTAGATTTGATGTTGTTAAATAGAAACCTTTATTTTTATATACGTTTGCCATTAACTAAGAAACCATTCCATTCTAGTTAATTCATCTTTTAAATCTTGCTGAAAACTAAAATTTAATTGATCTTTAACTGTATTAACTGCTTCAAGAATTTGTCTTTGATTATTAACATCATATTTGTCATTAGGTTCTGGTATATACGCTGTAATCTTTGCCATTATCTTCTTCCTCCTGCTTCAATGTCTAATCTTAAAGTTCCATATCTCCAAGTTTCATCAACTGCATCATTTTCAATTTTTAAACTCACTTGTCTTCCTCTAACTCTTGTATCTACTTTATCAGTTGAAGAAGTAATTGTAAATGGTCCTGTAATCAATGGAGGATTATTTGAAGGTGTTGATTCATTATTTGCTGGATAATCTCTAAAGAATAAAGTTATTTTTGCATTACCTTCTAAACTCTTAAAGTCTGGAATAAATCTTTTAACACGCATAATTAATTGACCATCTCCTGCTAAACCTTGTTCAGATAAATCATAGTCTCCTGATTTAACATAAGCTGCAATAGCTGTTGCATTACCATTTGCATCTACTTCATTAACACCCGTCTCCTGTGCCCAGTATTTAGATGAACCAACTAAATTACTTACACCGTTAATAGTTGGAAATGTTGGTGTGCCATTTGTGATATATTGTGTGGCATATGGTAAATCAAAAGTAACAGAATCTTGATATGTTGTTCTAGTTAAAGATCCAACTGCCCAAGTATTTTCAACGAAGTTATAAACTACATTTCTATCTAATTGAGTTGAACCTGCTTTTGCATAAAACCAACCAACTTCATTATATAAACTATTATGATATGCATAAGTTATTTGACTTGCATCGTAGTTAATTCCTAAATTATCTCCAACATCTGTAAATACAAAGTCTTCAACTAATGATGGTAATTGTTTTACTGTTCCATCAAATGCAAAAAATCCTCCACCAAATCCCATCCAGAATACTGCTCCTTGCGCAAACACCATTGCATGTTGACCAATACATCCACAGTTTGTTCCAACTTGTCTTACAGAGAATGTAAAAGGAGGGCCAACAAATTGAATAGTATATGCTGCTTGATCTGTAAGAACTAATATATAATCTTTACCTTGCACAGCTCCTATAATCTCGTTTCCTGTATCTAGTCTAAATGTACCTGCAGTGTTTGTAACCGTTGGATTCCAAGTATTAATATCTTCTTGATTTGAGAATCTTATAAACATTGGATCTTGAGTTGATGTATCTCCAATTGTAGTTTCAGTTCCAAATAAAAATAAATGTCTATCTCTATCCGATACAACACTCATAATAGATGATGTTGGAGCACCGGATACAACTGCAGCTCTTATTCCTAACCTTCCTGGAGTTGATGGATCCCAAGTATAAGTTGCTCCATTCTTAACGGTTGCAACTAGAATCTGACCATAATTATCAAGTGACCATGAACCTGGCGCAAGTGTAACACCTGCAGTATTTGATTCTTCTCCCCAATCAACCCAACTTGTTGCATTCGTAACTGTTGCATTATCTGAGTGTGATGTAGCAGTTGAACCATTTGCACCTCTTACACAGCCGGTAAAAGTTGTTGCAGTTTTACCTGAATAAGTAATTAATTCACTATCAATATCTATTCTTCCAGTTGTTGGAAAGGCAGATGTTGAGTCCACTGTAATTGTTGTAATTGAATTATTAATAGCTCCATCTAAAAGAGTTGTAACTGAAGTTGGAATTGTTCCACCCCAATATCCTGTACCATAACCAAATGCAGGAGTTTGAAATGTTGGTCCTATTTCAATGTATGGTGTCGTTGTTAAAGATCCACCCGCTGTAACACCAGTTCCCGTTTCATTTGATGGCATTGTAACTGTAAAAGTTCCTGATGTTGGAACAGATACAACTTCAAAAGTATTGGTTGTAAAATCTGCTGCTATATAACTTGTTGTAGGTGCTCCTGGAGTCGTGACACTTGTAAAGATAATATAATCACCAACTTCTAATCCATGAGCTGTTTTGTTAATTGTAACTGTTGCTGATCCTGTTGTAGAAGTATATGTGCAGGAAGTTAGTGGTGTTCCAAGTGGAGTAATATCAAAAAATTCTTGTTCATAGTAAATAACTAATACTTTTGAAGTTCCTATTGCTGCATATTTTTTACCATCCAATGCAGTCCAAGTATGCTGGTCGCGCGCTGGACCTGCTAAGGTGCTAGAAACGAGTTGCTGGAAGCCACCTATTTTTTGTGGTTCTCCATAACGAAATCTTATATTATCACCATCAATCCATTGCCCTTCGGCTCCGGTTGCTGTTTGTTGTTTATTAAATCCAGGCTTAAATTGTATCTTTTGTAAAGGCATAACTTGTTATTATACATAAATATAGTTTAAATGCTATATTTAAAGTTTTTATTTAAAAGTGTATATTGCAATAAGTCTGAAATTAAACTTTGGATATATCATATAGTGTAAGCATTTATCAAATAATACTCCTTTAAATTTTTCTGGAGTTATCTTTGCTGTAATTTTATTTTTGTTGTCTAAAAGAATTGTTTCTGCTTTTTTATCCGCTTCATTTAAATATATAATTAATTGTTTATGATTAAATTCATGATCTTGATGAACTAGTGATTTTCTTTTACCAAAATTAAATGTAAAATTTAAAGCAATTCTAAATATTTCATTTATTTTAATATTATTTTTTTTACAAAAAGAATTTAACATTTCTAAAAAAATAGGATAATAATTAGAATTATATTCACCGTGGTTTCTGTCCTCAGGACGATGAAGAATAATATGTGAAAAATAAGGGTATTCAATATTTTTTAAATCACTATTAAAAGAAGAAGAAAGAAAAAAAGGTAAATATTTATTATTTAAAATATTTTTTTCTATTTCATTTTTTTGTTTATTATTTAAAAAATTTTTATCCTCTAAATATTTCATTTATATAAAATTAATTATTAACATAAGTCATCTCTAATTCCAAATGAAAGAATAATTCTTGGTGTCAATCCTATGGCTTTATGAATAATATTTTTAGGTATATGAATTAAATCTCCTGGTTCTAAAGTAATTATATCTCCACCTACTTTATAAACCACTCTTCCAAAAAGATTAATAATAAACACGTCATAATTATCAAAATGAGTTATACTAGATGCTCCTGATACCATTGAAAAAAAAATATCTAAATCAGAACGTAAATTTTTTATATTAAATTTTTTATTTAATTCATTAAATACGTTATTGAATTCTAAAGTATTCTGAATAGAGCGTACTTGAAAAACTGATTCTAAAATAAAATCATTAAGATAATTACTAGATATCATAGATTTAAAATTATTTTTATCTAAAAATTCTGATAGTTTTGAAAAATTAAATTCTGTATCAGATTTAATAAATTTTCTATAATAATATTTTTTATTCATTTTTTTTATACCATATTGCTAAAACATATCTATTTCCGGAAATTATTTTTTTAACACCGTGAAAATAATAATTACCATCAAAAAACAATATTCTATTTTTTTTAGGTTTAAAAATAGTACCATCTTTAAAATATGTTTCTCCACCAACAAAATTATTATTTAAATAACAAATTGAAGAAAGAGTTGTTTCTTTAGAAAAAATATCATAATGTAAATCTTGAAAAGAGTTTTTTGGCCAATACACAATTTGTGCCCAATCAATTATAGAATTGTTTAATAAAATAGATGTATTATTAATTTTATTTACTAAAATATCATTTAATTTTATATCTAAAGGATATACGTCTCTAAAAATTTTAGCTTGTTTTTTATTTTTTTTATAAAATTTAATTAAATTTTTGCATACTTCTTTTGAAAAGAAATTATCTTGTATATAAACAATCACTTTATTAATTTTAAAGAACCTTTAAGTATAATTGTTTTATTATCTTTATTTTTTAATAAACTAAAAGGAAGTATTCCATGAAATACAACACATCTTCCATTTAATGGTGATATAAGTATTTCTTCTGATTCTAAACGTGGAAATGCAGGATTATTTATTTTAATACAATTAGAATTTTTTGTGGATTTAATATAATATAAAAATCCAAATATGTTAGCTCCATAAATATAATTATTTATTATTTTATTTTTTTCAATAGATGTTTCTAATATTTGATAATTAGTATGATGTGTTTCTGTACAAATTTGTTTAAAAAAATCTCCTAATTCTTTGTTAATTAAAAAGTTTATTTTTTTAATAGTTTCTTTTTTAATAATTTCTTTTTTAAAAGAATTACAAATTAATAAATCTTTAATAAAAACAGGGTAATTAAAATTGTATATATTCATTTCTTTATTATAACTATATTAAATTAAATATTTTTTCAACTGGTTCTTTGCATCTTAACTCAAGATTAATACTTATTCTAGTGTCTTTTGTTTTTGATGGATAAGGTAAATGATTTAAATAATTAGGAAATATTAACAAATCCAATTCTTTTGGTATAATGTTAATAATTTTTTTATTATACTTAAAATCAATACCTTTTTCATTTTTACATAGTTTTAAATAAATAACCCCATTTATAGTGCAAGTATTTAAATGATTGTGCCACATTGTTTTTTTAAAAAATTTATTAGACAAATAACACCAACATTTAAAATTATTATCGGATAGTGTAAATTTATTTAAAATTTTTCTACATTTATTTAAAAACAAGTTATATAATTTATTTTTATATTTTGTGTTTAATTCATAATTACAGTTAATTTTATTTTTTGGTTCTGAAATTAAACATTCTTTTATTATTTCTTCTTTTAATTTTATTAAATCTTTTTTTAAATTAAATTTATAAACAGGTAAATTTATTTTTTTAATATTATATTCCATTCTAATTCTTTCTCTAATTCTTCAATATTAATTTCTTTTTTATTATTTTTTTCCATATATTTGTAAAATTCTTTTGTATCAATTAATAACCATTTATTCTGTGTTTCAAACACAACTTTGTCAGCTAAACTTTTTAAAGTTACATTTTTTTTAACTCTAGAATCAAGAACTGGTTGCATTGGTCTAGTATCAAATTTTAAATGTTCGTTTGATCTGTTTTTAATAATACCAGAAACGTTCCACCCTTCATTAATACATTGATATAATGTTGGCCATTTAATATCTGTTAAATATTTTGAGAATTTTTTTGTTGAAGACATTATAATCTATTATTTTCTACACAATGATATTTAATAAAAGGACCATTAATCAAATTAAAAAATCCTATTAAAGTTAATCTATCTTCTTTTATGTCTTCATCTATAAATTTATGAGCCGCATGTAACTGGCTACTATCAAATAATAATAACCTGTTATATTTAGAATTAATATTTATAGTTTCTTCAAAATTATTATTATTTTCTTCTACATAAAAATTATTTTTTGTATTTTTAACGTTTTTGTACATATCTATTTTATTTTTTTCATTCCCAGGGACAGGAAAAATTCCTTTGTAATCGTAAATTGAAGTACCACAATTTTTATGTTTTGATAAATAAACAATTGCTGTTAATTCATTGGGATGATCTAAATGTACCCAACCATTATTTTTATAATCAGAAGATATTTTTTGAAATTTTAAACTTAAATTAAAAGATATTTGTTTATAGTTCATTGGATATAGAACACTTAAAACTTTAGTAGCAAAATAAATAAAAAAATTTTGATTTATTTCATGTATTTCTTTTGATCTTTTACCTGGCCATTTGTACTCTTTGTCTCTTTCGTAAGTTATATTATTAGAAAAATCTACCACCCTTTCAGGGTATTTAAAAAAATTATCAACTATTAATGTTGGAAATAACATAACTATTTTTTAAAATTAAATGAAATAGATATTCTATTTTTTTTTGATAGGTTAGGTTCTACATAATGTTCTAACCAAGAAGGAAATAAATAAAGGACATTTTCTTCTGGAGAAACATGATATAAACTTGAATTTATATTTGTAAAACTTGAAAAAATATTTTCTTGTATAAAATTTTCAATTTGATTTGAATTTTTAAAAACTATATTACCACAATTTTTAGGAGTTTTTATATAAAAAACACCAGATATATAAGATCCAGGATGTGTATGTGAAACATTAGCATCTTTATATTTATTTATATTTATCCATAAATTTAAAATGTTTAGGTTTAAATTAATTGAATATATTTTTTTATACTCGTTTATTTTTTGCTGTATTTCATTAACAAGTATTTTTATAATTTTATTTTCTAAATTTATATTTTTACTTTGATATCCACTTAAATTACTTAATTTTCTTCCTTGTTTATCTTTTAAAGACACACAAAATTTTTCAAGATTATTTAAATTTTGATTTAATTTAAATTTTGCAATAACAGTTGAAAATATTGAAAATAGTTCCATTCTTTAAATTTTTTCTAAATTAGAAGGTACCCCCAACATTTTTCTTCCATCAAATTTATTACTATCTGAAAATTTTGAATTTAAATCATTATAGTGTAAAAAAACTTGAACACAGTCATTTCCCTTAAAAGAATTTCTCCAATGTTCTAAATCACATCCTCTGTAAACTAACATATCTCCTGGATTTAATTCAATTTTTATTCCTTTAGATTTTGAAGGAACATATCCAGTCTCTGTAATTAATCCTTCATTTTTTTTAGGGTTTACATAAATAGGCCATCTATCTCCTCCTAAATTTAAAGTAGTAGATATTTCACAACTCATTCTATCTTTATGTTTATGTAATATATCTCCTTTTTTATATATTCTTGCATAAGAATAAGTTGGGACAAGTTTTAATTTTGTTTTCTTTTCCATTATTGGTTTTACTTTTAATAATAAAGTTTCCATAGCAATATCTGCATAATGAGAATAAGTCCCGGGTACTTGGCTATCTCCTAAAACTCCAAATAAAGAAATGTTTTCTGGTATATATTTATAATTTAATAAAGTTTTATATACTTCTCTTTTTAATAAAAAATAATTACATACAAAATCAGAAAGTTCTTTAGAGATTGCTTTTTTAATTACAATAAATTTATTTTTTTTAAAACTCATTTTATTTAAATGGATAACCAAGACTCCAATTTACTAAAGAATAACGTGTTCCATTTGTAACCGGAGTAACTTTGTGTTTTATAAAACTTGGAAAAACTACAACAGAACCTCTTTCTTTAATTTCTTTACATGGTATAGTAATATTTTTATTTTCTTCTTCATTTAATTTTTGAAATATAAGTTCTCCCCCACTGTAATCATTTGGATCAGATAAAGACATAACTAAAGATAATTTTCTAGTTTTTCCATGAGTATTTAAATCATTTGGTGAATTGTATGGATCTACATATCCATCTTGGTGCCATCCATAAAATTGGCCTTTTTTATATATAGTAAATTGACAAGCTTCATGCCAATCAATTTCAAAATTCCAACCTGCATTTTTATTAGCAGTGTTTATTAAAGGATTAATAGCATCATAGATCCATTTTTCATTTAACCAAATAATATTTGAATTTCTTTTTTGTTTTAAATGTTTTTTATATTTTTTATCTTTTAATATTTTTTTACTTTCTTTTACTTCTGGATCAGATATTCCTATAAGACCTT